CAGTACAGGCCAGAGGGGCATTTTGCGCTTTTGCATGGCGTTCTGGGGGGGTAAAACGCCTGGTTTGGCACACTTCTGGGGGCAAAAACTGCCCGTTCTGCACGCAAATGGACGGGAAAACGGCAGGCATCGATGAGTCGTTTGTCGGCGAGGGGGATACGCTGAGCGGCGGCGATGGACAGGAACTGAAGCCAGGTCGCAACATCTCTCACGAGCCCCTACACGCCGGCTGCGATTGCGATGTAGGGCCAGAATAGAGGAGGGGGAATGTCTGAAGTCGGAGTGGTTCACCGGAAAATGGTGCCGATCTCCATCGAATTATGGCAGGAGATGATGACCACGGGATGGGAATCGCACTTTCGCTGCATAGAGGGCTTGCCCGAGGGCGCGGTTTTCGTGGATGCCCGCTATAACCCAGAGATGATGAGTCTGGTTCTCTTCTTCGACCATCCGAGTTTCCCGGCTGTAGGCAGCGCCGTATCCAGGTTGGTTCCCACGATCGGAAAGCTGGACTGCGGCCGGTCTTGGAAAGAATATGTTGAGGGCTGGAAGTGACCTGGGTCCCCCTGCGTGAGCCGGGCACGGGCAAGTTGCTTGCCCGCTACGACCCGGAACGTGATATAATCGAGTTCCAGAGACGCGGTATCAAGACGGTGGTTGACTTACGACAGGTAAAGGAGAGCGCCAATGAGCGACGGAGAGAAACGGGCACAACAACCAGAGCTTTCGGAGATGAGCGGAGCGCGGATCATCCAGATTGTTGAGGCAGCTGGCTGGGTGGCAGTCTATTCAAAGGCAGGGCGTAGGGAAGAGTTCCCCGTGGCATGTTGGGCTTTGCGCGAATATCAAGAGGATGGTATCAGATATACCGACGTCATCGGCCTCATTACCGTACAGAACATGGTAACCTTAGAGCATCCTTGTTCAGAGATGAGTGGTGACGAACAGTTTGAAGGGTACGAGAGAGACTGATAGCAAAATCATAACCGCATAGCATCGAGCGCCAGAGAGCGCCTTTCCCGAACGCCAAGAGCGACGGGGAGGGCGCTCTTTTTTTGTTTGGAGGCTGAACATGGGAGCAATCGGCATTCATCATACGGAAACTTCGACCGGCAACTGGGACGGTCCCGCTAACGAGGCGCGGCTGAAGCTGGACGGCACTGAAGCCTACTATCGCACCGCCTACGCCTGGCAGGATACCGCCGGCGACCCCGTGACCAAGAGCGCCTACCGGTTCCCTCATCACGAGGTCAGCGCTGATGGCAGCGTTGGGGCGGCCAACGTGCGCGCCTCTCAGACCGGCATCGGCGTCCTGAACGGTGGACGCGGGGGCACAACCATCCCCGCCGCGGATCGGCGTGGGGTGTACAACCATCTGGCGGCCCACCTGCGTGATGCAGAACTGGAGGCCCCGCCGTTGCGCCTCTCCCCGGCGCTGGTCGAGCATCGGGCCTATCCGCTGCAAGACTTGCGAGTAGACGAGGCCGACTCCAGCCCGCACATGCGCGGCTATGCTGCCGTTTTCAATAGTCTGAGCGAGCCATTGGGGCAGTGGGGCACGCCGATCCGCGAGAAGATTCGACCCGGCGCGTTCGCAAGGACTCTGAAGCAGGCTGATATACGTGCCCTCTTGAACCACGATCCCAACTATGTCCTGGGTCGGAACAAGGTCGGCACGCTCTCCCTGGCCGAGGACGCACGCGGTCTGGCAGTGGACATCCAGCCGCCAGATACGCAATGGGCACGTGATCTGACTGCCTCCATGAAGCGAGGGGACATTGATCAGATGTCCTTCGGCTTCCAGATTGTCAAGGACGAGTGGGAGAAAGGCAAGGATGCATCTGGCGCTGAGACCGTGACTCGAACCCTGCTCGAGGTCAAGCTCTTTGATGTCTCAGTGGTGACTTTCCCTGCCTACCCGTCCACCAGCGCCGGGCTGCGCGATATGTGGAGCGTGATGGCCGCAGAGGAAGAACAGGATGATGAGATGGAGTCTATCGGGCACCCCCTCCAGGTGGAGACGCTGCCCGACAAGATAGAACTACCGGCGGAATCTACCGTCAGCAGCCCGCCCGAGATCGGGCACCTGCATACGGACGATGCGCGCCGGCGATTGCAACGCTACTACGATATTTTGGAGGGTTAAATGTTCAACGATATTGCAGGAATGCGCGAAGAGCGCAAGAAACTGGTGATTGAGGCCCGCGAACTGGTTAACCGGGCCGATCTCGAAAAGCGCGAGATGACTCCAGACGAGAAGCTCTTGTTCAACGACAAGATGGCCCGCGCCGATTCCCTCACCGAGAAGATTGAGCGCGAAGAGCGGCTGCTCAGGATGGGGGACAAACTCGAAGGCCCTCACCCTGAGACACCCTCGATCAAGCCTGATCCCCAGGATGGAAACGTCGAGCAGAACGTCTACGGACAGCAAAGACAGTTTCGCTCCCTGGGCGAGCAGTTGATGGCCGTGATGAAGGCGGGAACTCCTGGCGGGGTTGTTGACCCCCGATTGACCACCCGCGCCACCGGCCTCAACGAGGGCACTCCCTCGGAGGGTGGCTTCCTGGTGCAGACTGATTTCGCAAGCGAGCTGATCAAGCGCACCTATGCCACGGGCATCCTGCCCGCAAAGTGCCGCCGACTGACCGTTAGCCCCAATAGCAACGGCCTCAAGATCAATGCCGTCAACGAGACCAGCCGGGCGGACGGATCGCGTTGGGGTGGCGTGCAGGTCTACTGGAAAGCAGAGGCCGCCGCCAAGACCCCGACCAAGCCAGCGTTTCGACAGATCGAGTTGGATCTGAAGAAGATGGTTGGTCTGTGCTACGCCACCGACGAACTGTTGCAGGACGCGAACGCCCTGCAAGACGTGATGTTGCAGGCGTTCTCCGAGGAAATGGGCTTCAAACTCGATGATGCGATCATTCGTGGCACGGGCGCTGGCCAGCCACAAGGCATCCTGGGCAGCGGGGCCCTGGTGACTGTGACCATCGAGACCGGACAGACCGCCGATACCCTGAACGTACAGAACGTCATCAAGATGTGGGCGCGCTGCTATGCCCGATCTCGGATGAATGCCATCTGGCTGATCAACCAGGACATCGAGCCGCAGCTGTTCACGCTGGGTATCCCCATCGGCACGGCAGAGCAGCTGGTGTACATGCCCCCTGGTGGTATCAGTGGGCAGATGTACGGCACGCTGTTCGGGCGACCAGTGATCCCCATCGAGCAGTGCTCTACCCTGGGCGACCTGGGCGATATCATCCTGTTCAACCCAGAGGATTACGTTCTGGCGGATAAGGGCGGGATGCAATCGGCGAGTTCGATGCACGTGATGTTCCTGTACGACGAAATGGTGTTCCGCTTCGTGTACCGGGTGGACGGGCAACCGATCTGGAATGCGCCGCTCATCCCATACACCGGCGCGGCCAACACCCAAAGCCCGTATGTCACGCTCGCGGCAAGGCCATAGGAGGTGAAATGACTTACCCCTGGAGCCTTGTTGAGAATATGAAGATCGTGCGCATACAGCAGATTGCCGCCTGCAATGCGTTCACCCTGAGCGACTACATCTCCTGCAAGAACGCGCACAAGGTGTGGTTCGTGATCTCGCACTACCTCACGAACAACACCAACATAACCATCGGTCTCACGGAAGCGACGTCTGTCGCGGGAGGTAGTGCGGCGGCAGTGACGGCGACGGTCCCGATCTGGGTGGACATCAATCATGGCACAACGTCGGATGACCTGGTACGCGATACCGACGCTGCGACGTATGACATTCACCCGGACGTGGCTGGAGAGGCGCTGCTGGTGATGGAGTGGGACCCGGCCAAGTTCACGGCGGGATTCGACTGCATCGCTGTGAGTGGCGGTGGGGCAGGTGGTCACGCGAACAACCGCATCGTGATCTTTGCCCTGATCGCTGAGCGTTACCAGCAGGCGACGCCGCCGAGCGCGATCGTGGACTGAGCGGAGTAAGTGAATAGACGCGGGGGTCAGAACGAATGAAGGCCCCCGCACGACAAGGAGAAATGCTATGGGCTTCAATATTCCCGAAGGCGCTCATCTGGTGGATGCGCTGGGCGGATGTATCACCCTGAACGGTGGCTGGGATTCGACGCCGTTCATCTCGCTGAAGAACTGTCACATGGCCTGGCTGGTTTTGCAGATCACGGACGCGACGTCCTTCGCCTTCGTGCTGACGCCGCTGAAGTCGGCGGTGGTTGCGGGCACCAGCCCGGTTGGCCTGACGGCAACGACTGAGGTTGTGCCGATCTGGGCGAACGAGGCGACGGCGACCAATGACCGGCTCGTCAAAAAGACGTCGGCAATCGCCTACACGTGCACCGCAGATGCTACCAAGAAGATGGTGATCTTCCAGATTGACCCCGGCAACCTGGGGTTGCTGGCTGGCGTGCCCTACGACTGCGTGGGCCTCCGAGTCGGGGCCGGTGGTGGGGCAACTGACTTCATCTCTGGTCTGTGGGTTCTGGAGTATCGGAACGCTGGCCCCACGGTCAGCCAACCGACGGCTGTAGTGGACTGAGCGAGTGTTGATTTATGAGTGCCGCCCTGGGGCCAGGTATGGCCTGGCCTCGGGGGCGCACCTAGTGCGGCACTGAGGAGAAAACAGAAATGGGAATGCACAGCAAGTGGGTTCAAGGCAATCTGGTGTTCTACGACAGCCGCTATGAGCATCGTTGGCTCGACGCGATAGGGCCAACGGTGACCAAGGCATTGGAAGAGTTCGTCTTTACCCCGTTCTCCGCGGCTGATTCGCCGTCGGGTTACACGACTACCCTGGTTGAGCTTGGCGCGGGCGAGACAACGGTGGCTCTCCTGGCGGCCACCGTCCCCGAGGGTAACCTGCTGATCACTGCGGATGCCAATGAGAATGATGGGGCCAACATCCAGCGCCTCGGCGAGGCGTTCCTGTTGGCGGCCAACAAGCC